TTTGTGTTTTTTGTTTCTACAACACCTTTTTGTACTTCAATGTCTTCCTCAAGAGTAGCAATTTTTGTTTTTAACGGAGTGATATCATTTCCGTTTTCTTCCATGATTTTATCAACTGCTTTTTTAATTTCAGCTTCATCAGTTACACCTAGACCTTTTATTAAGTCTTCAACAATTTTTCTTTTCATAATACTTTTCCTTTCCCAGCTACGATTTTTTACGAGTTTTTCATCTCTTGCTGCTTGCACTTGTTACGATTTGCAAGTAATCGAATTTAAATAAAAAAATAGACATATTATATATGCCTAATTTTATTAACTATTTTGTTACATTTTCTGTCTTTTCTTTTTCTTGTGCTTTTTCTTCAATTTCAGTTTCGCCAACTTTTTCTACTATATAAGGGTTTTTTAATAGCTCTTCTGCTCTTTTTTCTGAGAACGGATAAACTTTCCCTTTTATATATTCCTGCTTTGTTTCTTTATCTTCAAAGTCGTGCTTTATTCTTAAATTTACTGTCTTTGCCATATTTATCACCACCTTTCAAATAAAAAAGCACTATACTTTTATTGTATAATGCTTTCTATATTATTATTTTCTTTAAATCTTCATTTTCGTTGTCTTCAATGATTTCCCATTTTCCACACAACTCTATATGTTCTAAACTGGATGGCTTGATAGCTGAATATAAATAATCTTCACCACTATCATCTATTATTCTTAACATTCCATCTTCTATTCCAATACATTCATATATTCTTCCATTTGTTAAGCCTTCAACTCCAAAGCTTTTTCCGATATACTTAACTTTCAACTATTTCCCCTCCTTTAATGTTTTATTCTTTATTTTCCAATCACACATTAACCCATTTGTACTTTGGACCCAGTGCATATCAAATATATATTTATCACTTTCAATTTTTCCTGCTCTTTTAGTCCAATCACTTGCTTTGCCACCATATTTTTCAGCATATTTTGATGCATTTCTAAATGCCTTTGCACCATCTCCAGCAATAGTTAATATGTTTGTTATTTCTGCATCCTTAGGAATAAATGCTCTGTTGCCTAAATTGTCTATAAATACTAATTTTTGCCCTAACCCTATACTACTATTATATAATATTTCTTTGTTTTTTTCAATTAATTTTGAGCCATATACAGCCTTTTGAGAAATACTTTTATTAAATCCTGCCACTCTTTCTCTTGAATCATCTCTTTTAAGTCCTGTTTGTTTTATAAAACTATTTAATTCTTTTGCTTTTCGTTTCAATTTATTAGAAGTTAAATCAAATTTATTTTTTGCTTCAAATAACAAATTTTCATCTTCAGTACCAAGCATAATACCTTGATAACCTGAAATTTCTCTTTTTATATCTCTAATTTCTCTTTCTTTAGCTCTTTGTATTTTTAATGCCTCATATTCTCCATATTCTGTGCCATTATAAACAACTTTTTTATTATTTATGGTTTCCAATTCTTCATCTGTATATGCCCTTTTACTAATTCCTTCAATAAAAGGGAATTTATTATGCCTACAATTTATACCACCTAATCCATCTACTTTTCCGTATCCTGTTACAGATAAACTTTTATATTTTGTACTAGTACCACTTCTGCTATATACTTTACCTTGCCACCAAGCATGATTTGTATGATCTAATTTTTTTGTTACTCTAGCACCAATATGTGCAGTTACTTCAACTAAATCACAATTCATTTCATCTGCTCTTTTATCTTGTAATTTATGTGCTGTTTGATTTACACCAGTTAATACTGCTCTTCTTACTGCAACATCTATTTTGTCTAGTTTTCCAGAAGGATACATTACATTTATTCCATCTTTTGATAATTGTTCAACTGCATTAAAAATCGCTGTATTATAATCAAATGCACCACTTGTTACTTGCCTATATGCCATATTGGTTATTTCTTTAAATTTACTTTCAGATGTTCCGGCTGTTGTCATAATTAAATTTGTTATATCATTATTTGCTTTTTCTAGTCCTGTTTTTAATATCTGCATCATTGCCGGACTTTCTCTAAATGCAGTAGGTTTTAATCCTGCTAGTTCATATATCTTATCATCATAACTAATTGTTTGTACTGCTGCTTCTTCAAATATCTTTTTTACAGCCTTTTTAGATTGATTAGTTATATTTGCTATTTCGGTTATTATATCATCATATAAATTGCCACTTTCTTGCAATGCTTTTATTTGATGTCTAGCTGTTTCTGTCATAACCCCTGCTTGTGCTATTCTTCTTGCTATATCTTTAATAATAAAATTTTCTAATTCTATATTAATCTTTATTGCTTCGTCTGCACAATGTTCTAAATATTCTGGAGTTAGCATTTAAATCACCTACTCTTCATCTTCGGTTGTATCTTCTATTTGTGCTGGCATCATTTCTTTTGCTTGTTCTTCTGTAACACCATATCTTTTCATTAGATATATTTCTTTTTTAATATATCCCATATTAGCTTCTTGCATCATTATACTTTGTTCTTCTTTTGCATCTACAAGAATACTATCATCCCATTCATAACTTGTTTCATATTTTCCAAGAGGAGCTAAATGATAAAGTGTAGCCAATACATCCATTGCATATATAGTATCTTCTAATGCATCTTCTAAACTTGTTTGAATGTCTGAAACTGTTGAATAACTCCTATGCTTTGCACTCATTATTTCAGTTGCAGTTTTTTCTATCAACTCAGGATCTGATATTGTTCCATAAGCTAATCCACAAACAAATTCAATTCTTTTTAAAATATCATTAAACCCTTTATATAATTCTGTTTCTCTAATTTCAGGACTAAATACTTCATAAAAGGCTTTTCCATCTTTATTTGAACTTGTTGCTCTAAATAGTCTTTCTTTTAATTTAGGTAACTCTAATTTTTCACTTATCATTTTACTAGATTGTAAAGCTGTTGGGTCTGCATCTATTGCTAATTCAGAGCCTTCAAATTCCCAAAGTAATCTAGCAAATTGTTTATCTGCTTCTTCTATTAATTTTGCTGCTCTAGAATATACTGAAACACCGATAGGACTATCTGGATCTATTGTATTTGCAAAAGGAATTTTGAAATAACCAAACAATGGCTTTTCTATATTGTTTATTCCTACAATTTCTTCTATATCTTCCCAGTCTTTAACTGCTTTTAACGAAATTTCTTGTCCCAAAGTTTCTTCACTTGAACTCATATATGCTTTATTTTTTATAGTATATTTTCTAGTACTTGTGTCTAATTCATGATATTCAAGTCTTGTAAAGAAATACTTACCTTCTACTTTTCTACTAACAAAAATTCCTGCTGTACAATCTTCATTGCTATCATATTCAACTGGAAAAAAGTTAGTCCCTTTTACTATATCCACTAATAATTGATTATTAGCTACATATGGTTTAAACACCAAATTACCTAATGAACACCCATACTCTAGATTTTTTCTTAATTTCTTCTTTATTTTTTTATATCTTTCATTTAAAAAGTCTGCTCTTTTACTTCCTGTTATTTCACTATCAAATTCAACTAATGTTAAAGTAGCTAACTCTCTTGATATAGATGCTGGTAGTCCTGCACTTATAACATTATCATTAAGCCATGGTGCTTCATCTTTATACATTTTCTCCCATAAACTTATTGCTGTTACCATTTTATCTGATATAGCAACATTTACATTAAATTTAGTTCCAATATTTACATTAAACATTTTATTTATTACACTCCTTATCCAACCTAAAATCTTATTAAACATTTTTATACCTCCGTTATTATTAGAAGTTCTATATATCTTTCTATTGTATATTCAAATGCATCAAGAGAGTCTATATCAGAACTTCCATCGTCAAGTCTTTCATCTACTGTTAACTCTTTTGGATTCCAAACAGCAGTACAAAATGCTGTCTCTAATGATTCGCAGTCATCTGTTAGATATAATCTCATTTGTCCCATAAGTCTATTTGTAGCTCTTATTCTTTCATTTATTTCTGTTTTCCATGCATTATCAATAGCAAGATTAATATTTGCTTTAAGTAAAGAACTTCTTAAACCTCTAATTAATGTTTGTTCTGCACTATCTGCATAACATATGTCTGGCATTCCATACACATTAATAATTTTCAATACAAAATCAACAAACAAATCTCCTAATTTATTTGGGTCTATATCTCCAAAATGTCTTTCACTTGCTAATGCAATAACATCTCTAAAATCTCTACTTATTCCTGTTGCTACAAAAGCATGCCCTGAACCACTACCACCAAAGTCAACTGAAATAATTATTTGAGAAATTCTATTTTTAGCATCTTCTCTAGATATTCTATATTTCATAGGATCATTAGCAAAAGTTCTATAACATAATCCTTCAGCTATACATCTTTTTCCTAGAATATCTCTTAAATACCATATGCTATTTTGGTCATATTGACTTATTATTTCTTGTTTTCTTATATC